TTTCTGTAGAGATTCCTTTGTCGTTATAAAATTTGTAATGAGGTAACAACCTATCCAGGCAGGTTTCTGGGTATATTTCTTCCATTTCTAATTTTTCTGAGAATGTTAATTTGTTGTAATTTGCTCCAAGGTCATCCTCTTCGATGAAGTCTTTGACTTGGCTTTTGTCGTTTGTTCCAAGGGTAATTTCTACCAACCGCTTGAAAGGGGAGAATGAACTGTTCTGCACATGATCTTTCCAGACTCCTGTGTTTTTATAGATCTGAATGGCAGTTTTATTGTCGCCATTTCTGAACATAGCATTTGTCTGCCAATAAGCTCCTCTGTCTGCCAATTTGTAACCAAGCCTAACAAGCGAATCTTTAATTTTTTCAGGAGTCATACTTATAAGTTTGGAACTTCGTCTCGCATATCTTCTAGTATTCCAACTCCTTCGGAGTCCATGTGCTCTACCATATCAACCAGATCTCCTCTTTCTTGAATGCTGAAGTTTTCCATGTGTAAATTAAGATAGTTTTTACGCTTGCTTCCGTCAGGCATTTCGACGGGCTGAAGGGCTCTGTGAACATCTTGACCAAGCCAGCGATATTTCAAACAAATCAATTTGTGAGTTCCAAAACCTTCGGGCTCTTCTTGGATTTCATCCATTGTTTTCTGTCGAAGTAAAAACAAGTGTGAGCAAAACTGCGTAATTTGGTCAGAGAGAGAAACTATGCTTTCATCATCCACTACATTGTCAGAACTTCTATTGTTTGTGATTCCAAGACGATTACTCTGAACACTTGTAAGCATTGCCACTGTTGGGCCGCCGTTAAAGCATAATTCTTTTTGAATCAATTGTTTAAATTTGTCAACCATTCTACCAACCGTTTCCCAGCTGCTTGCACCATTTTGTCGTTCATATGTTGTTTTAATATAGTCAAAACTAAATATCATGGGTTTTCCTCGGCCAACTTCTGAGTAATAAAATCTTCTAATTATATTCAACATGCTATCAATACTATGACCAGCTACATTATAATAGTAAAATTTAAATTCTTTTACGCGACTCCATGTTGATCTAACCTTGTCAACAATCTCTTGGCCAGCCTGCCTCCACCTTCCAGTCTCAAGGAGGTGCATTGGGACACCAGAAAGTGCAGAGCATTGTCTGACAATTAGTTCTTCTTTACTCATTTCTCCATTATCAAAATGTAGAATTGGAACATTATTATTTATTGAAGATACTTTTGTACAAAAGTCCATACAGAACTGTGTTTTACCAACACCTGCACGAGCAACAACAACCGTTATATTTCCTGGACGAAGAAGAGAGCCATATAGTTCATTGACTCTTTCGTGCGGACCCATGAGTCCAAATTGATCAACTGGATTATTACCTCTTTCTTCGATAAAATCTTCCATATCATCAAATAAGTTTTCGGGCTTATTCGAGCCAATCTCATACAGGTTTACTTTGTCATTGTATATTTTATCTGCCTCACTTACAATATCATCAAAGGTGGCGCTAGAGGCTAGGCTTTTCATGTTCTTTGCTACTTCGATAGATGAATCGTGTATTTCGCGGCGAACAGTTATCTTTTTTAATTCTTGCGCTGCTTTTAATACGCCATCTTTCGAGATTTGACGCATAGATAATGCCTTGATGTAATCAGCAATATTTATATTATCCTCAAAAGATATATTGAGTGATTGCACTCGTTGAGATAATAAAACTTCATCCAGCGCATCTCCTGCTTCTAAGGCCTGCCTTAAGACGCAGAATATCGTTCTGTTTACAATAGTGTTTTTATCAAAAAAATCATTTTGATCTATGAATGCAGCGACTAGAGGATAACTCTCTGGATGCTTTATTAGCCCTGCAATTAAATGTTGTTCGAGTTCGTAAGAATAAACCATTCCTACATCTTATCAGAAACCCCCTTAAAAGTCAAGGGCTTTCTTCGTCACCAAAATCTTTTGGGAAATTAAGCTCGATTTCTTGAGCCGAAACTTGCTCAAGGTATTGTTCGAGAGCTTTGCGCAAACCCATCTCTACAATTGGAGACGTGGCTTTTGTAATAACTGATGGCAAACCTTGCTGATTGACAAAAGAAAGAATGAATCCGCTATCTCCGTTTGTGGAGCCTGTAAATTCAAACAATTGATTAATCATATTTTCTGGCAACTGAAAGTTTCCCAAGTTTTCGGGATCAATAAAATCATCGTTCATATTATATATTACACCAACTACAAAATAACACCAAAACTTTCAAAAAGTTTTTCATTAACTTCGTCTCCATCATAGATTTCTACAAGCTGTATGTCATTCAATTCGCAGAATTTTAATTTGTCCTGATCTCTCCTTAATTGATTGATGTAATTGATTTTATTTTTTCCATGAAAGAATGGAACATATTTGGTATGCTGTCTACCTTGGACTTCAATTGCTACTTTTTTATTAGCATTGTAGAAATCTAGAGATAGCCTAGTTCCTGCAACAGGAAATTCTTCAAACACAATGTGATTGCTCCAGTATTTTTTTAAGAATTGCTTTGCGCTGTACTGTATTTTACTGCGACTTTTACCATCCCAGTCAATCAAGTATTTTTTTGCTTTTTTAACGGTGCGGGTTGCACCCATTAAGGTTTTAAAGCGCATTGGTTAGCTTTTTGAAATCCTCGTAAAGAAAGTTTGAAAGTTTTTCGTTTCCCTCTAGGAAGTCAATGAGCCTCTGTTCTCCTTGAAATTTTTCATTAATTTCTAATTTTTTATCCGATAGTTCTTTTATTAAATCTTCAGATACAGATATCCAGGCACCTTTCTTTTCAATAAGATTGAATAGGTAAAGCATGTCAAGTATTTCCCTTGCCCTCCACACAGACTTTCCGTTTTTTTGTCCGTACTTAATTGGGTACCTTGCTGTTGATCCAGTTTTTTCATTAACTGTTTTACGAAATTTGATTTTACAATAATGCCCAATTGGCTCTCCCTTTTCATCAAGCTTGGTTGCGGTTGGGTTTTTAAAAATTAAATCTGAATTATACCGCTCTTCAAATTCAAGAATGAAATTGGCGTAATGCTTGATTGCGTTTCCACCTGCCTGTTTTACTTTTGGTCCACCTCTAGCGGCATATGGATTAGTAGCAACCTCGACCCGTACTTGGCTTGTAAGGATCATTGTGTGCCCCATTTTTGTAATAGGTAGTACCATTTTCTTCAAGAAGACCGAAGTAATTAAAGCTCCACCTGCGACCTGCTCAGATTCAGCAAACGGTTTGTCTATATCTCCAACTCTGCATAGCGCGTCAACGCTGTCAACTATAAACATATATCTTTTATCGTCTTCATTTTGAAATACGAGTTCGCGAATCAATTCAAACACTTTTTCAAAAATATTACAATCAAAACAAAAGAACTTTTCGGGGTCAGTGTCAATTCCTGACCGCTCAATCATTTCTGGACTAAAACGACCCTCGCTTTTAATGTAAATAATCATACCTTTTTTTCCAAAATGTTTTTGGAAATTTCTAGCGAACGCCATAGCGCAACTCGTTTTACCTCCTTCATTAATTCCTGTAAATCGGTGCGCTCCACTTGGTAGCCCACCTCCAAGTGCAATATCCAAATTCAAGCTTCCACTTGGGATCTTATAATCTTCACTTTCGTGAAAATTGTAATGGTATTTTTTGTTGTCTTTGTCGGACAAAAACTTTGCGATCTGATCTGTTGTTTGTATTTCTTTAGTTTTGCTCATCTATAAATTGTCGTATTGTTTTAGGTTTTTTCGAGAAGATTTTATCTTCTCCTGTTTTTTCTCCCAGAGGTATCTCTATCTTGGGTGGAATTTTATAATTAAATTCTCGGTATTTCTTTTTGATTCGTTCTAGACCAAATCCTGATCGTAACATAGCAAGAGAAGCAACCTTGTCGATTGTCATGCGCTGCCAAAATTCTATATTCGGAAACATATCAAGTAGATCGTTGAGCAACTTCATTTCGCGCGCCCAAAACATACGCTTTTGCTTGTCTGGTTCGACAACTAGTTTTTTGATTAAATCTCGTTTGTTGAGTTTTTTCACTCAACTAGTTTAACTTATTTTGCTATTAATGTCAAGCAGAAAACAAATAATTAGGGCGATGTTTTCGATAGTCCCTGTTACTCATTCTTGAATCAATTATAGATGTTATTTTTTTATTGTATGTTGCTTCAAGTTGTTGTTTGTCGCGATCAGGGCACTCTTTATCAATTTGACCACTTAATGTAATAAATTTACTTATTTGATCTTGTGTATAATCATCTTCTTTTTGAAATATATGTTTTCCACTAATAGAAGAAGGTATTATTAATTCAAAGTGTTTATTATCAATAGAATGTATTTGTACTGCGAAGAGTTTTTGATTCTTGATGCTAAGATTTTCTTCAAGCAGTTCATTCTTTTGATCAATGAGCTGTGTGATTTTGTTTTTAAGTTCTGGGTTTGGATCTGGAATTGGAGTATTGCGAAGCTCTTCATTTTCAGCTTCAAGTTTTGCAACAAGTGATTCAAGGTCAGAGTTTGCATTTAGCAATTCAGCTTTTTCAGATTCTAATTCCGCAGTTTGAGATTCTAAGTTTGCGGTTGAGGACTCAAGGTTTTCGCGGCGAGAATCAAGATCTTTATTTGTTGCTTCGAGTGCCTGTATTTGATGTTTTAATTTCTCGAATTGTTTTATGTTTATGCATATTTCAGATTTTAGCTCTTCTATTTTTTCTTTATTTTCTTTGTGATTGCCGAGAACTTGTTTAATTTCGCGCGCGCTTTTTATTGTTTCGTCGGCTTTGCTCAGTATTTTATTTTTTTGTATTTTTATTTCTTGTATTTCATCTTCTGCAATTTGTTTTTGACTTATCAACTGTTCAAGTTCTGCAGTGATGGAACTTGTGTCTTCTTGTTCAAGTAATTGTTTTTGTGCTTCTAATTTTAGTTTACGCAATGTTTCTTTGCTGTCTGAAATTTCTTGTTGATATTTTTTGATTTGATTTTCATTGAGCTCGATCATCTTCTTCTCTTGCTCGATGTCTTTTTTGCGTTCTTCAAGATCAAGCTCTTCTTGATTGATAGCTTTGCTTTGAAGTTCCATTTCTGCAATTCTTTCAAATACAATTGCTTCATCTTGCATAGCTTTGGGAAACCTTTTGCTCAAGCTGATATGTGCGGCAAGAACCAAAAGTACTGCCAGTGGGTCAAAAACAAAAATCAATATAATTATCACCATTCTTACAGCCTTGCCCGTATCAAATTCCATACCTGTAAAGTCTGCAATCAATTCGGCAACATATTTGACTGGTCCAACTTCCGCTTCTAATTGACGAGATCCATCATCAAGATCAAATTTTTGTCGTTCCAATTCATCTATTCTGTCAAGTGCAGTAGCAATGTTTTTATTTAATTGTTCTATTTTTTGTTCTACGTTCTCTGGTTTTTCGAATCCTATGTTTTGGTATTCTTGTATACGTTTTCGGATGCCTGATATAAGTGTTGATGTTTCGTTTCTGTATTTTGATATGCGGTCCTCGATATCCTTTTTCTTTGCAGCAAGCTCTTCGCGCTCAGTTGCTTGTTCTGCGATTTTATCTTCAACCTCTTTCTTTTTATTTGAGAACAATCCGCCAGGTTTGTTTTGAACCTCTGCAAGATCTTCGTTCATTTGCTTGAGTCTTTCGGCGATTGGTGCGAGCATTTTTTGATCAAGCTCAATGTCTTTTTCAAGCTGAGCTGTGAGTTGATCTATTTTCTTTTGCTCGAGATCTATATTCTCTGTGCTTTTATCGCTACGATTTTTATTTTTATCTTCGTTTTGTTGGATTAATTCTTTTTGTCGAGCGATGTATTCTTGCTCGCGATTGATTTTTGTTTCTACTTGCGTTACAAGGGCCGCGGCTTTTTCTGCGTTTTGCTCGTGTTCGATATGGGACTTGCTCAAGAAGCCAAATATTCCCATGCTTGTTATTCCCATTAGCACAAGAATTGCAGAGAAAAGATATATCTTTAAAGTGGTTGGCGCGCTTTTCCAGTTTTTATGCAACCATATTGCGGCAACAATCTTACCAATTTCGAGCGCAGCGCCCATGGCGATAACTGCTTCAATTGATCCAGGAAAAATTGTGGCAAGTCCAATAATACTAAAATATGCGGCAATAACAGAAATGCTAAGCGCAGACACTAATGTAAGTATAGCAAAAATCATTTTTAAATCACGGGTTCAGAATTTTTATAGGGATGTGAAGTAGGAAGTTTA